ATGCTGGAACAAATGGGCATTGCCGCGAAGCAAGCCTCGTATAAATTAGCGCAACTCTCCAGCCGCGAAAAAAATCGCGTGCTGGAAAAAATCGCCGATGAACTGGAAGCACAAAGCGAAATCATCCTCAACGCTAACGCCCAGGATGTTGCTGACGCGCGAGCCAATGGCCTTAGCGAAGCGATGCTTGACCGTCTGGCACTGACGCCCGCACGGCTGAAAGGCATTGCCGACGATGTACGTCAGGTGTGCAACCTCGCCGATCCGGTGGGGCAGGTAATCGATGGCGGCGTACTGGACAGCGGCCTGCGTCTTGAGCGTCGTCGCGTACCGCTGGGGGTTATTGGCGTGATTTATGAAGCGCGCCCGAACGTGACGGTTGATGTCGCTTCGCTGTGCCTGAAAACCGGTAATGCGGTGATCCTGCGCGGTGGCAAAGAAACGTGTCGCACTAACGCTGCAACGGTGGCGGTGATTCAGGACGCCCTGAAATCCTGCGGCTTACCGGCGGGTGCCGTGCAGGCGATTGATAATCCTGACCGTGCGCTGGTCAGTGAAATGCTGCGTATGGATAAATACATCGACATGCTGATCCCGCGTGGTGGCGCTGGTTTGCATAAACTGTGCCGTGAACAGTCGACAATCCCGGTGATCACAGGTGGTATAGGCGTATGCCATATTTACGTTGATGAAAGTGTAGAGATCGCTGAAGCATTAAAAGTGATCGTCAACGCGAAAACTCAGCGTCCGAGCACATGTAATACGGTTGAAACGTTGCTGGTGAATAAAAACATCGCCGATAGCTTCCTGCCCGCATTAAGCAAACAAATGGCGGAAAGCGGCGTGACATTACACGCAGATGCAGCTGCACTGGCGCAGTTGCAGGCAGGCCCTGCGAAGGTGGTTGCTGTTAAAGCCGAAGAGTATGACGATGAGTTTCTGTCATTAGATTTGAACGTCAAAATCGTCAGCGATCTTGACGATGCCATCGCCCATATTCGTGAACACGGCACACAACACTCCGATGCGATCCTGACCCGCGATATGCGCAACGCCCAGCGTTTTGTTAACGAAGTGGATTCGTCCGCTGTTTACGTTAACGCCTCTACGCGTTTTACCGACGGCGGCCAGTTTGGTCTGGGTGCGGAAGTGGCGGTAAGCACACAAAAACTCCACGCGCGTGGCCCAATGGGGCTGGAAGCACTGACCACTTACAAGTGGATCGGCATTGGTGATTACACCATTCGTGCGTAAATAAAACCGGGTGATGCAAAAGTAGCCATTTGATTCACAAGGCCATTGACGCATCGCCCGGTTAGTTTTAACCTTGTCCACCGTGATTCACGTTCGTGAACATGTCCTTTCAGGGCCGATATAGCTCAGTTGGTAGAGCAGCGCATTCGTAATGCGAAGGTCGTAGGTTCGACTCCTATTATCGGCACCATTTAAATCAATAAGTTACACATCATTAGTACCTTCCTTATTTTTTGACTGGGACGAATTTGGGACCGATGGGTTCAGGATCGAGTCTATTTGCCGTGCGTGTTCGGTAAGGTGATTAGGTGCAAGGTGAGCATATCGACGAACCATTTCGATAGACTCCCAGCCTCCCATTTCCTGTAACACTGACAACGGGACTCCGGCTTGAACCAGCCAACTTGCCCAGGTGTGTCTCAAGTCGTGAAATCTGAAATCATCAATGCCAGCCCGTCTCAGCGCCGCTTTCCAGGCTGTGTTTGCGTCATACCGCATCTTCCTTACTGTTGGCGCTTTCGTTCCGTCTGGTTTGGTACAGCTTTCCTTGTACACAAATACCCAACGGTGATGATTCCCGATTTGTTTTTTCAAAACGCGACATGCAGTATCATTCAGCGCAACGCCGATTGCGCGGTTTGATTTACTCTCTTCCGGGTTTATCCATGCCACCCGGCGCTGCATATCTATTTGTTGCCATTCAAGGTTGATGATGTTCGAGCGTCTTAAGCCTGTTGCCAGTGCAAATTCAACAACAGACTTTAATGGCTCCGGACATTCATCAATCAGCCTTTGTGCTTCATGGGGCTCCAGCCAGCGGATCCGTTTATTCTTTGGTTGAGGCACTTTAATAATTGGTGCCTTATCCAGCATTTTCCATTCACGCTCTGCGGCTCTTAGTAGGGCCTTTATAAATGAAAGATGCGTAGCCTTCGTTGCAACGGACGCTGGTTTTGGCGTGTATTCTGGAACAGGTTTCCCTTTTTTTCTGCATGCTTCTGCCCTGAGTTTCCAGTTTTCCTCATGACGCCGGTTCGTCATTTTCTGCATTGCTGAATAAATTTTTGATTCAGTAATGTCTCTTAGTTGCATTCCTACGAAATGTTGAAGCCAGAATCCGATCCGGCTTTTGTCATCGTCCAGTGATTTTTTATGTGCTTTCTCTTCAAGCCACCTGACACACGCTTCCTCGAACGTTATATCAGGTATTTCACCAAGTTTGCTGACCCGCCATGCTTCAGCCTTTAGCTTGTCATGGAGTTCTGTCGCCTGCCTTTTGTCCTTTGTTCCAAGAGACTGTTTAAATCTTTTACCGTTCGGCAATGTGAAACTGGCGTACCATATTTCACCTCTGCGGAAGAGTGACATTTTCTTTCCTCTGTTATGCCATCACCCGCGCTCACCTGGACAGTATGCAGCGGAGACTGAAGAGCCGCAATGCAGGCTTGTCGTGTTGTGAGGTAAGGAGATTTATTCTTAGTGGGATCTTTGCGTGTTGCCTGAAGACGCCCTGTGCGTATCCAGTTAATGGCAGTCGGTCTGGATATCTTGAGAAAATGACAGGCCTCATCGAGTGTGAGGCTGTATGGCTCCATTATTTCACCTCTTGCTGTGACATTGTTGAAAAATGGATACCAGCTCGTTGCTGCCAGACGATCCAACCGAGAGTCATATCCCATGCCATGTATTCGTTATCGCCGTTTTTTGCTCTCCGACGATCTACTAAGTCACCGAAACGCTTTTCCATGAATAATTCATAAGCTTCGCGTTCATCTGGTTCTACTTCCAGAGATAGGAGTGCGATTTCATAAGCACGGCGCTCAATATCGTCTCGCACGTCAAGGCTGCTGATACGCTCTTTAATTTCTTTAATCAGTTCTTTGTCGGTAAAAGTGGTCATTATGCTCCAGCCTCCGGTGCTTTTGGCATTACTGCCCAGTGAGTGATATTGACGTTTTCAAGGTCCCCGACCTGAAATGTCCACTGCCATTCTCCGGTTTCTTTTTGTCCCCAGGTGTACCAGAGAGAACGCCAGCCAATTAGCCAGCCTTCTCCGTTAGCATCGAATAACAAAACACTTTCATTTGCTGGTGGCAGTGCAGTTGACACTGGTATTACTTTGTTTTCCAGTGCCGCACATTTAGCTTCAAGCGCATCGAATTTACGCACCAGGTATTCAGCATCTGTTTCATTCACTTTCAGGTCTCGCGGTACACATCTCCCACGAAGAAACCCTTCCATTTCGAAAACATTCATGCGCATTTGCGTAACTCCGATAACTCGTTAAAACGTTCCATAAACATCCCGTAGGCATGGTCCGGTGCCAGTGGAATCACTTTGAACATATCTGTTGCCGGGATACCTTCCAGTACAGGCCAGAAAGAGCCATCATCAAGCCCGAGATCGCGGCGTTCGGTTGCCAGCATAATGAGATCGGCATATTTCACTGGCGTGCTCATAACCGGAGGTAACCCGTATTTCTCACGGATTACGGCGTCTATTTTTTCTTCCATCCGTTTATAGTCAGGAAGAAGGCGTTTCAGTGGTGCGGGGATGTCCTGGCAATACGCTTCTGTTGCATCATGCATTAACGCTTCAAAAGCAAATTCCTGAGGCACCAGCTGGCTGCAAAGCACCGCATGTTGGGCGACGCTGTAGAAGTGCGAAAGATGACCGGCAAAGCGACAGATATTTGAAAGGGAAACCGCGATATCGTTAATATCGATGTCGTCTTTATTTATCCTGTCATAATAAAAATGCTTCCCGGAAAAAGTTTTAATAAATGACATTTTGTTCTCCACGTATATGCGCTGCACCGCGCTGAATTCTGGTAAAAAGAATCCCTCACCATCCGGCGATTATTGAGTAAATTACGTTTCCATAAATGCCCCCGCAGGGGCATTTGCAGTAATGAAATCAGGCGGTGAAAGTACCAATAAAGGTTTCTACTTTGCTGTCCTTGAATTTCTCAACAAGCAGATCACGAAATTCGTTAGCCATTTCTTCCTGCACCGCCTCCAGCTGAATAATGCGCAGAACCAGTACAGGACGATCGCCAGTGATAATACTGAGGCGTAATTTAAACTGACGTTCTTTCAGACCTTCAAACGGAACGCATTTAAATTCAAATGCCACTGGCATAATGTCTTTGGTCTTCGCTTCGACAGACTCCATCAGGGAGCGTTTGCCGCTGAAGTCATTATCTTCAAAATCAGCGGTCTGGTTTGCTTCAATCGTGATTTTACGGACAGCCGCAGCCGCTTTTGTTGCCTGAATAGCGTCACCATTAGCATCAAAGCCCACAAGATAGTCGGCCCAGTCTTCAATCCATTCTGCCAGTGACTTCTGGGAGTTACGCTCGCCGTTAACAGACAACAGAGCAGAGAACGGTGCTGTCTTTTTCAGTTTGAGTGTGGCGGTGTTATCTGCGTGACCTGGTTCATCAATAGTACCCAGGTTAAGCACACTGACGGCACGCATATTATCAGCATCGATAAAGCAGTGGGTGCCTTCATCTGCAAGATCTTTAGAATAACGGGTAAAGTCATCGATGCTGGCAGTGGAAAGCGCACCACGGAAACGGAAGCGATTTAAATTAAATTTTTCCAGATCATGAATGCGGAAATTCTCAGGCAATGCCACAGCATCGGCACCAATCTTACTGATAATTTCATTAACACCCTGAGCAGAAATAAGGGCATGGATTTGATTAATTGCGGTTGCGTCTAAGTTCTGAGACATAATAAGTCCTCACTATATAAAGATATTCAGTGATGAGATAAATAATCAGTTAATTAAAAACGATATTAACGACCTGCTGCGCGGAGTTTTCCGTCAGGTTCACCGGCAAGAGTCAGTAACTGTCCCTGGTCTTCCTGCAGAATAGTCAGGCGACCACCGCGATTGACATACATCGGCGTTTCGGTGGTGTCTTCTTCGGAAATTTTCCCGCGGTTAGTCGGGCGAACATATGAGAGTTTGTGTTTGATTTTCACACGGTTCTCATCAAATGGTTCGATTTCCAGGTTGAGTGAGACCTTACCTTTGGTTTTCGTGTTCATCACACCGGAAGCGACTTCACTGAGAACTGCGCCGATTTTGGTTTCAAATACGCCGCCGTCCAGCTCCCCGATAAATGCCTGCACATCAGTACTGCGTTCGCTAGCCATTTTGCTGCTCCTCATCATATCGACCCTGCAAGGCCGATTAGTTTCTCCACAAAACAGAGAAGAACACCTGCGGTGGCTGCCGCCCGGATGGATTGGGTTATGAGCCCGTCGTCCGGTGATGCTCTTCTCTGTTTTGTAAAAAGAGCGGTACCAGCCGGAAGCAAGGGTACAAACTGGTATCGCCAAGACTACACACAGCATAAAGTTGTGGTGCCGGGTGTCTCCCGGTGCCTGACGAAGGTTGCACACCAGGCGGGTGGGTATCCACAGAAGGTCGACTGTCAGCCTTAACCTTAACCCGCGTGCGCTGAGCCGCATTCACCACAACGCTAAGGATTCTCTCTGGTTGAAAATACTTAGCTGTTATGTGCCTGCTTTTAGCCACATCAGGCGAGGTGGACCTGGTTATTCCCCAACAACAAGGATTCGGTTAATCTGGTTATCCCCAACAACGCAAAAGGAAAAGAAATGTCCGGTAATATCTACACGTTGTACAAATCCCACTGTGAAAATGTTGGAAAGTATCGGGGCATTGAAATCAGTGGGGTAGTGTCATCAGTCGAAATAAGCAAAGTTGAATCAAGGGCAACATTACTTACTCTTCTGGACCTTGTCTTACATGAGCACCGGAAGAAATTCGGCACTCCCTATAATCAGTTGAATGGGAAAAAGGCTCTGGTTCACCTTATTCTGATGAAGCATCACTGGATGCCAAAGCAGATTAATGAGATGAAATTTGATGAACTTCTTCTTTCAATTCAGGATGAACTCACGCTTGATAAAATAAGCGTAACCGCCCAGAAATTTTTAGATTATCGAGACTGGAGATCACAAATTCATCACTTTGATGATTTTGACGAAAATGAATGGGATCCTAATTTGTCTGCACAATATCTAAAGTAACATCCTGTGATAAAACCGTGATTTCCTGATCCAGTTTTTTTAAGGAGTCTATTGTTTCCTGTCGATAAGACAGCACTTCACGAAGCTGGTTTATAGCTGCCAGCTTCTTTGTCATCCACTCATAAATTTCCTCATCTGTGTAGCCAGGCGCGACGATTTTGGGTTCTGTTTTGTGCATTTCACACCTCCTCAAGTTATCAGTTACTTGTTGAAGGGGACCAGATTGTTAAAGAGCTAAGCGTCCTGTAGGGCGCTTTTTTGTTGCTAACGAATCATCCTGGACTTCATATGCCCCAGGCGGCTACTTCGTGGGCGTCCTGCCTGTTCGTTTTTGACATTTACTGACTGCTTACGACACATGCACCGTGTTGCAACCAGATTTTGTTGTAATCCTGTAGTTGGTCTGGAACAAAAGATAAAATTAAATTGCGAGATATGCAAGTGATATTTGCGAGATATGCAAATTTATGGGTAATAAAAAGCCACCTTTCGGTGGCCGATGGATGGGATATTGAGGTTAATTATGTCTCTTAAGGGTTTGCGACTGACTGATTAAGACCTTTCCAAAGACCATGAATCGGTGTTCGTTTTCGCTAGTAATTCCCCATTCACGGTAAATCTGGTTATCAGAAATCACCAGCAGTTTGTCAGGAATCATTTGAAGTCTTTTAACGTATATTTTGTCATCAAAACCAAAGACATATATACCATCACCATCAAACTGATTGATGCTGACATCAACGAAGATGAGATCTCCTGGCTCAATGGTTGGACACATACTGTCCCCACGAACGTTGATAACTTTGATGTGATTGGCTGGTCGTCCGCCGAACATTGATACAGCATTATCAGTTCTGTATTCGATGGCATGAATCACATCAATGACATCACCGCCCTGGATAAGGCCATTTCCCGCACTGGCACTGATATCCAGCATTTCAATACGGAACACATCCTTCACCTGCGCAACATCCTCATTATTACTGTTTTTATATACAGTATTACTTTTGTGGGCAGAGGTAAAGAGATCAGCAATATCAACACCTAAGCTCTTGGCAATATTACTCAGTGTTTGTTCGGTAAATTGTTTTTGCTTACCCGTTTCTAAGCGCGAGATGTTCGCCGCATCTACTCCTATCGCTTCAGCGAGATCGGCGATTTTCATGTTCTTCGCTTGGCGAAGTTGTCTGACTCGGTTTCCTATGTTCATGCGTTTATTACATTTCTTTATTGCGTGATAAGCAAATCAACTTGCGCAAAATAATTGCGTGAAATAACATGCATAACGCGCAATATTTGGAGGGCGTATGCAATCACCATTACGAAATGTGCGTAAGGCGCATGGTTTCACTTTGCAGCATGTTGCTGCGGGTGTTCAAGTCAATCCAGCGACGTTGAGTCGTATTGAGAGGCTGGAGCAGATTCCATCTATCGAGCTTGCAGAACGTTTAGCCAATTTTTTTAAGGGTGAAGTCAGCGAAATGCAGATTCTTTATCCGGCACGTTTTCAATCTAGCCAAAACCAGAATGGGTTTAAACCACAGGAACAGGAGGTGAACCGTGGGTAAGCATCACTGGAAAGTAGAAAAACAGCCTGAGTGGTACGTGAAAGCTGTCAGAAAAACTATCGCAGCGTTGCCGGGGGGGTACGCTGAAGCTGCTGACTGGCTGGATGTAACAGAGAACGCATTATTTAACCGCCTTCGTGCCGATGGCGATCAGATTTTCCCGCTGGGATGGGCAATGATTTTGCAACGTGCTGGTGGAACTCACTTCATTGCTGACGCTGTGGCGCAGTCTGCAAATGGCGTCTTTGTGTCTCTTCCTGATGTCGAGGATGTGGACAACGCCGATATCAACCAACGCCTGCTGGAGGTCATTGAACAGATCGGCAGTTATTCAAAACAGATTCGTTCAGCAATTGAAGACGGTGTAGTGGAACCGCATGAGAAGACAGCAATTAACGACGAGCTGTACCTCTCAATTTCGAAGCTGCAGGAGCATGCAGCACTGGTCTACAAAATTTTTTGCATTTCAGAAAGTAATGACGCCCGCGAGTGTGCAGCTCCGGGCGCCGTGGCGTGTCGTGACTGTGGAGAAACTAACGCATGAACAGTTTAACAACACACTACCGTCGCTCGCAACTGATTGCGCTTCCTGTACCGGGTGGAAAAGCGAAGGTGGAGTATTGCTATGCAGTAAATGTACCAGGTGGCAGGGTAATTGTAACCCACAGCTTTGCAGAGTGGGCTGTGGGTGATTTTAACCGGCAAAAGGAGACAGTCCTTTGCGACAAGTTAACCGCTGGTTCAAAGATCACTACGGAGTACCCGTCAGAGTCATTCGTTGGGAGCCGGAAACACAACGGGTTATCTACCTCCGTGAAGGCTATGAGCATGAGTGCTTCAGCCCGCTCGAACAGTTTCGTCGTAAATTCAGGGAAATAGAGGTCGGTCATGAGCACTAAATTAACCGGCTATGTATGGGATGGTTGCGCTGCATCAGGCATGAAATTATCCAGCGTGGCAATTATGGCCCGCCTGGCTGATTTCAGTAATGACGAAGGTGTGTGCTGGCCATCAATTGAAACTATTGCCCGTCAGATTGGCGCGGGGATGAGTACCGTCAGGACGGCTATCGCACGGCTGGAAGCAGAAGGCTGGTTAACGCGTAAGGCGCGTCGCCAGGGTAACCGCAATGCGTCGAATGTTTATCAGCTTAACGTTGCGAAGCTTCAGGCAGCGGCATTTTCTCAACTGTCAGATTCTGACCCGTCAAAATCTGACGCATCAAAATCTGACGCATCAAAATCTGACCCGTCAAAATTTGATGCGTCGAAATCTGGCAAAAAAGCGGGTTTTCACCCGTCAGAATCTGGCGGGGATCCGTCAGTAAAATCAAAACATGATCCGTCAGATAAAAAACCTTCTCGTCCGGACGCTTCGCAACCGGACACGCAGACGGCTGAACAGGATTTTTTAACTCGCCATCCTGATGCGGTTGTATTCAGCCCTAAAAAGCGCCAGTGGGGGACGCAGGATGATTTGACCTGCGCACAGTGGCTTTGGAAAAAAATCATCGCCCTGTACGAGCAGGCCGCCGAATGTGACGGCGAGGTGGTACGTCCGAAAGAACCGAACTGGACAGCCTGGGCAAATGAAATTCGCCTGATGTGTGTACAGGACGGTCGTACCCACAAACAAATCTGCGAGATGTACAACCGTGTCAGCCGCGACCCGTTCTGGTGCCGTAACGTGCTCAGCCCGTCGAAGCTGCGGGAAAAATGGGATGAACTTTCCCTGCGCTTATCGCCGTCCGTCAGCACGTACACAGAAAAACGCGAAGACCCGTACTTCAAAGCCAGTTACGACAATGTGGACTACAGCCAGATCCCGGCAGGATTCAGGGGGTGATCATGAGCCTTTTGAATGACGTTCAGAAATTCATTGAAGCCCATCCGGGGTGTACTTCCGGAGACATTGCGGATGCTTTTGCAGGTTACTCACGGCAGCGAGTTCTGCAGTCAGCAAGCAAGTTACGTCAGAGTGGGCGTGTGGCTCACCGTTGTGAAGAGGATACACGCAGACATTTCCCGCGCCTGACTGAGAGAGCGCAGGAGCCGGAACCACAACCAGTTCGTGAAACCAGACCTGTGCGCAATTTCTATGTCGGCACTAACGATCCCCGGGTGATTTTGTGCCTGACCCGCCAGGCTGAAGAACTGGAGTCAAGAGGCTTATACCGTCGTGCTGCAACCGTGTGGATGGCGGCATTCCGTGAAAGCCACTCCCAGCCAGAACGAAACAATTTTCTGGCGCGTCGTGAGCGGTGCTTACGGAAAAGCAGCAAGCGCGCTGCATCGGGTGAAGAGTGGTATCTGTCAGGGAATTACGTGGGGGCTTAATGAGTAATAAATATTGCCAGGCGCTGGTGGAACTGCGGAACAAACCAGCCCATGAACTGAAGGACGTGGGCGATCAGTGGCGCACGCCGGACAACATTTTCTGGGGAATTAACACCCTGTTTGGCCCGTTTGTTCTGGATCTGTTCACTGACGGTGATAACGCCAAATGTGCTGCGTATTACACGGCGGAAGACAACGCGCTGGCGCATGACTGGTCTGAACGTCTTGCGGAGCTTAAAGGTGCTGCCTTTGGTAATCCCCCATACAGCCGCGCCAGTCAGCATGAGGGGCAATACATCACCGGCATGCGTTACATCATGAAGCATGCCAGTGCCATGCGTGATAAGGGCGGGCGCTATGTTTTCCTGATCAAAGCTGCCACCAGCGAAGTTTGGTGGCCGGAAGATGCAGACCATATTGCTTTTATTCGCGGGCGTATTGGTTTTGAACTGCCTGCCTGGTTTATCCCGAAGGATGAGAAGCAGGTGCCGACAGGCGCTTTCTTCGCTGGTGCTATTGCTGTTTTCGACAAGACCTGGAAGGGACCGGCAATCAGCTACATCGGGCGCGATGAACTTGAGGCATGTGGTGAGGCCTTTCTGGCGCAGGTTCGCCAGCAGGCGGAAAAACTGGTCAGGGAGATGGCGGCATGACGACGTTAACTCAATGCCAGCAGCAGGTGCTGGATATGCTGATTTCTTACCAGAAAGAACGTGGCTTCCCGCCAACCAATCAGGAGGTGGCAACCATGCTGGGATACCGTTCAGTGAATGCAGCGGTGGAGCATCTTCGCGCACTGGAGAAAAAAGGCGTCATCACGATAAAGCGTGGCGTGGCCCGGGGGATCACGCTTCATACCGCAGTGAAGGACGACGACAGCGAAGCGGTCGGTATCATCCGCGCACTGCTTGCCGGTGAGGAGAACGCTAGGTTGCGTGCAGCCCACTGGTTACATGAGAGGGGCCTGAAAGTATGAAGTTGATCCTTCCTTTCCCGCCCAGTGTGAACACGTACTGGCGACACCCCAACAAAGGGGCATTTGCTGGTAAGAGCCTGATAAGCGAGGCGGGGCGAAAATTTCAGAGCGCGGCGTGCGCAGCAATAGTTGAGCAGTTACGTCGTCTGCCGAAAACAACGTCGGCACCTGCTTCAGTGGAGATCGTGTTGTTTCCTCCGGATAACCGGATCCGCGATCTGGACAACTATAACAAGGCTCTGTTTGACGCCCTGACCCACGCGGGTGTGTGGGAAGACGACAGACAGGTGAAAAGAATGCTGGTGGAGTGGGGACCGGTTATCCCGAAAGGGAAGGTCGAGATCACTATCAGTAAGTATGAGAAACCGGCGGGTGCAGCCGCCTGATTAAGAGGAGAAACGAAGTATGAATAATCTGATGGTCATTGATGGTATTGAAGTTCGTCGTGATGCTTATGGGCGTTACAGCCTGAACGATCTGCATCGCGCAGCAGTAGCATCTGGTGCAAATGCCAGAACCAAGGAGCCAGGAAAGTTTCTTTCCAGCCAACAAACTGTTGAGCTTGTTCATGAATTGACCAACACCCAGAATTTGGGTGTTGACCCGGTGAGTGTGATTCATGGGGGAAATGAACGGGGAACGTATGTCTGCAAGGAACTGGTGTATGCCTATGCAATGTGGATCAGCCCGTCATTCCATCTGAAGGTGATCCGTACTTTCGACATGGTAACCAGCGCACCGGAAAAATTATCCGGACAGGCTGCTGACAAGATGCAGGCTGGCGTGATTCTGCTGGACTTTATGCGCCGGGAGTTAAATCTGTCTAACTCATCTGTGCTTGGGGCCTGTCAGAAACTCCAGGAGGCTGTTGGCTTACCGAATCTGGCACCGCGCTATGCCATTGATGCACCTGCTGACGCGCCTGATGGCTCAAGCCGCCCCACGCTGTCGCTGAGTGCACTGCTGAAGCAGTATGGTATCCGCCTGACGGCTAATCAGGCATATCACCAGATGGCGAAGCTGGGGATCGTTGAACAACGCGAACGATACAGCCGTACCGCGATTAACAACATCAAAAAATTCTGGTCGCTGACAGCGAAAGGCTGCATGTTCGGCAAGAACATCACCAGTCCCGCAAATCCGCGCGAGACGCAGCCGCATTTCTTCGAATCCCGATTCCCTGAGCTGTTAAAGCTGCTCGATACCGTTCATTGAGGTGACCGTGAGAGCACTACTGACCCCTGAAATTGCCCCGCGTATGGGGATCGTATTGTTCAGGCCAGGTTCAGAGCTGATGCCCCTGTTTATGCAGGGGCGTGTCCTGCTGGAGCCTGAGCCGGAACGTTATTCATCTTTTGCCAGTGGTGCCGTTCCGGCTGCATCACAACCGCTGGCGGATGATCCTGCCGTTCGGGCCGTGTTCCGCAATGAGGCAGTGATCCGTCGTGCTGGTGGCGTGGAATGTCTTGAAAGCTGGTTACTTCGTGAAAAAGGCTGCCAGTGGCCTCATTCCGACTGGCACAGCGAGAACATGACCACAATGCGACACGCGCCGGGCGCAATCCGTCTGTGCTGGCACTGCGATAACCAACTGCGCGATCAGTTCACGGAACGGCTGGAATCAATGGCAACGGATAACTGTGCCCGCTGGGTGTTGTCTGTTGTGCGTCGGGATCTCGGTTTTGATGACAGTCACGTTGTGACAATGCCGGAACTGTGCTGGTGGCTGATTCGTAATGATCTGGCGGATGCCTTACCGGAAAGTGCAGCCCGTAAGGCACTGAGATTACCGAAGCCTGTTGTGCCGTCTGTCACCCGGGAAAGTGACCTGGTGCCTTCGGTTCCTGCCACCAGCATCATCCAGGATAAAGCGAAAAAGGTGCTGGCGCTGAAAGTGGATCCGGAGTCGCCGGACTCTTTTATGTTACGCCCAAAACGTCGCCGCTGGGTTAATGAAAAGTACACGCGATGGGTTAAGACGCAGCCGTGCGCATGTTGTGGAAAACCTGCTGATGATCCCCACCACCTGATAGGCCACGGTCAGGGTGGAATGGGGACAAAAGCGCATGACCTCTTTGTGTTGCCTTTGTGCAGAAAGCATCACGACGAGCTGCATGCGGATAATGTGGCATTCGAAGAGAAGTATGGCTCCCAGCTGGAGCTGATATTTCGTTTTATCGATCGTGCGCTGACGATTGGTGTGCTGGCCTGA